CAACCGCACGATCGCCGAGCAGGGCGCGGTGCCGGATGTGGATAAGGCGCGGCGTGAAGTGTCGCGGCCCGATGGGTATATCGAGGTGATGCCCGGCATGAAGTTCGAGGTGATCCCGGGCGGAGACCTGGCCCTCGGGCAGTTTAAGTTGCTCGAGCACGCGACGGCGGAGATGCAGCTGAGTGGCCCGAATGCGGCAATGGCAGGCGTGGCGAGCGGCGATCCGAGCGGGCGCGCCATCATCGCGCAGCAGGCGGGCGGCGCGGCCGCCAACGAGCCGCTGAGCGATGCGCTGCGCCAGTGGACGCGGCGGGTCTACGAGGTGGCGTGGATGGCCGCGCGGCAATACTGGACCGGCGGCAAGTGGGTGCGCGTCACCGACGATATCGGCACCACGCAGTGGGTCGGCGTGAACCGGCCGATCACGGTGCGCGACGAGTTGGCGGCGATGCCGGAGGAGGAGCGCGCCCAGGCGATGCAGGCGCTGCAGATCGTGCCCGGCGATCCGCGGCTGCAGCAGGTCATCCGCATCGAAAACGACGTGACGGACTTAGAGGTGGACATAACGATCGAGGAAGGCATGGATGTTCCGGCTCTGGAACATGAACAATTTTCGCAATTGGCGCAGCTTGCGCAGGCTCAGCCGGGGCTGATCCCGCCCGACGTGCTGATTGCCGCCTCGGGCCTGCGCAACAAGGGCGAATTGCTCGACAGGATGAAGAAAGCATCCGAGGCGGCCGGGCAGATGGGGCCGCAGATGCAGCAGCTGGAGGTCGCCAAGAAGACCGCCGACGTGCGCGCCACGAACGCGAAGGCGATGGCCGACGAGGCGCTGGCCAAGGAACGCGACCATGCCAGCGTTCACCACATCGCGGAGATCCACGACAGCTTCCGCGCGCCGCCGGATAGCGCATCGCCCGCGAACCCGGGCTCGATGAAGCGCGGGGCGGACCAGACGCTGCCGCCGGAACTCGTCGCGGCTGACGTATTGGCGGACATCCAGAGCAAAGCCGCGAAGACGGAACTAGATCAGGCGAAAGCACGCGATCTGCATTTCGCCAGCGTGAAGAAAGCCGCGGAGACGAGCGCGATTCTCAACCCGCCGCCGCAGGCGCCAGGCCGTGGCTGAGTTCAACGCGCTGATGCGTGATGCGCGCATTGTGCCGCCGGTGGAGCCGAATGCGCTGTTGCAGCCGCCAACCCAGGCTGACGCGTGGACGCATAACGTGCAGGCCGTGCGGAGTATGCTTAACGTGACGCCCGAGCAGGTGCAGGACTTCATCGCGCCGGCACCGAACACGACCTACGGCAGTGTGCTGCCCTACGCGAAGGACAACGAGACGGGCGATGTCCGGGTGGCGATGCCGTCTATCGTGCGTGACTCAGTGCAGGCGCTTTATGACCTGTCACAAGGGCCGCACACGGGAGTAGTGACGCCCGAGGCGACGCTGGGGCTGGTGGGCATGTCAGGGCCGGCGTTGCTGGCTCGGCCTGGCGTCAATGCGCTGCTGCAGTCCGGTCCCGGCTTCAAGGCATCGCCGCCGATGACGCCGAAACTGCTGCCGGCCATGAGGGCTGGCGAGCAACGTGTTACGGGCGTCAATCACCAAGCTCTGGAGAGGGACTATCCAGATATTGCAGGCAACCCCGGCAGTGAGCTTGGATTCGTAAACCCTGCAGGTCGATGGCTTACGCGCCAACAGGCATTTCAGTATGCGCTCGAACACGGGTTGATTGATCCCAAGCGAGCAGCTGAGGCGCAACGCTTCAAGGATGCGATGGAAGAATCAGGCAATCAGCGGAACCTGTTCCTGCCGTCTGAATGGCTGAAGAAATACGGCATCGCCGGGCTCATGGCAGGCGGTGGCGCTGCCGCAGCCGCAGGCGACACACAACCCACACAGCGATAGAGCGACTAATGCCTGAGAACACCGAGCTGGAAGCCTTCCTCCAGGAGAGCACTGCTGCGCCCGCCTCTGTTCCGCCGGAGCGAGCGCAGCCGGCCTCCACGGGCGAATCTTCGCCGCCATCCCCCGCGCCGGCGCCGGTGCAGGACGATGACGACGGGGATGATGCGTCGCCGGCATCAGCGGAGGAAGGCGTCCAGGCTACCGTGCCGCGCGAGGCGCTGGAGGCGGAGCGCCGGCGCCGGCAGGACCACAAGGAGCGGGCCGCGCGGGCCGAGGGCGAGAATGCGGAGCTACGCCGCCAGCTGGAGGCGTTCCAGCGCGGTGCGCCGCCACAGCAACAGCAACCCGCACAGCAGGCGCAGCAGCCCGCCACGCCGCTCTGGCGGCTGCCAGAGGTGCCGATCCCGAACCCCCTGGAAGATCCCGGCGGCTACGCCCAGGCGCTGCTGTATGAGCAGACGCGACGGCTGGAGGTGGACCGTTTCAATCACCGGCTTGACCAGTCCGAGGAACGCGCCCGCGCCAAGCTCGGCGACGAGACGGTGGACAAACTCATTGCGGATTTCCGGACGTGGCCGCAGAGCGCCAAGGACGAGATTTTCGCCCAGAAGGACGCATACGGCGCGTTGCACCGGCGCTCGCAGGCGCTTCGGGTGCAGCAGGAGATGGGCGACGACCCGACGGCATGGCGCGAGGCTGAGCGTGCGCGCATCCGTGCCGAGATCGAGGCCGAGTTCGGCGGGACCGCGCCAGCGCAGGCGCCCGCGCCGTCGCGTGTGGCCAACCTGGCGCCGTCGCTCGCCAACGCGCGCAGCAGCGCACCACGCAGCGCGCCGATCGAGACCGGCGTGTCGCTGGAGGCGATGTTCCCGCCATACGCAGAACGCACCAGGCGCAAGGCTTAGCGGCGGTAATCGACGCCCAGCTTGTAGGCAATGGCGAACAGGATCTCGGACATCTGGTCGAGCCGGATTTGCGTCAGAGCTTCGTGGTTGGCGATCCGCTCTGTGTGCAGCTCAAGCAGCCGGGACGTCGTGTCCTGGTTGAGCTTGGCTTCCATTCGGATGGTGCGCACATCGGCCTGCAGCCGGCGGATCATCTCGCCGAGCAGTTCCAGGCGGATCGGGCTGGTGGGTGTGTCGCTCATGGTAAGCATACCTTAGCCATCTCGGGTGCTTTCCTCACTCGGTTGGTCAGAGCCGGGGCGCCGTTGGCAGCGGCGCCTCGTCTCGCTCACTCCATAGCACAGTTTCACGCGGCTTGAAGGCGCTTCGGCGCCTCGCTGCGTCCACGGAAACACCGTCGCCGGGTGGTCCTTAGCGGAAGGACGAACGGGTGCGCACGCGAGTGCGGAAAGGCTCAGCCCGAGCCTCAATGATCGGGTGATGGCGGGTTCCTAAGTCACAGGAGCCACTCCGTTGGCTGACATGAACGTCACCCCGGCAAGAACCGGGCTTACACCAACCCAATGGGACGACCGTTTCTTCAGAGAGTATGTGCGCGACAATCAGTTCTCGCGCTACATGGGGACCGCGATGGGCTCCATGATCCAGTTGAAAACTGATCTGGAGCGCGAGAAGGGCGACAGCGTTGTGTTCCCGACCGTCCGCCGCCTCGTCGGCGCCGGTGTCACGGGCAACACGGTCCTAGAGGGCAACGAGGAAATCCTCAACGCCCGCAGCTTGAAGGTCGTCGTCGGCCCGATCCGCCATGCGGTTGCGGTCAGCGACTGGGATGAGCAGAAGTCCGTCATTGCACTGCGGGATGCTGCCCGTGATGCACTGATGGACTGGTCGCTCGAAAAGCTCCGCACCGACATCATCGTCAGCCTCGGCTCGATGACCGCGGACGGCGATGTGCAGATCAGCTACGGCGCTGCGTCTGCCGCACAGCGCAACACATGGCTGGTGAACAACACCGACCGCGTGCTGTTCGGCAGCAGCGTTGCCAACCACGTCTCCGGCATCATGGCGACCTCGCTGACCACGCTCGACGTTGCCGCCGACAAGATGACCGGCGCCGTGCTCTCGATGGCCAAGCGACGCGCGCTCATGGCATCGCCACGCATCCGGCCGATGCGGATCAGCGGCGACGAAGAGTGGTTCGTCGCGTTCATGCACCCCTATGTTTTCAGGGATTTCCGGAACGACCCGGCGGTGATGCAGGCGAACCGCGATGCGTGGACACGGGGCAGCGATAACCCGCTGTTCACCGGCGGCGACCTGCTTTGGGACGGGGTCGTTGTCCGTGAAATACCGGAGATGACCGTCGTTCCGGACGTGGGCGCTGGCGGCACTGTCGATGTGGCGCCGACGTTCCTGTGCGGGGCGCAGGCGGTCGGCATTGCCTGGGCGCAGCGGACTAAGAGCACCACGAACACCCGCGACTATGGGTATTTCCACGGAGTAGGTATCCAGGAGATGCGCGGCGTGGCGAAGCTGCGGTTCGGAACGGATGCTGCTGTGGACACGACTAAACCAGCGGA